ATGCGCTCGGCCGCGTCCGGCTTGTCCGGATCGGCCAGGAAAAACCCCACCAGCCGCCCGCGCCAGGTGTCGCGGATGGCGGCCCGGCAGGGGATGGCGGATGTCTCGACGGCGAAGCGGGGAGTGGTCATATCGCCACCCTGTACACTTGAAGTTCCGCCTCAAGTTCCGCCACCACCGCCCGCAGCTCCCGGTTTTCGCGCTCCAGTTTCATGATCCTGCCGTCATTCGGCATGGCCGGGACGGGCATGGCCAGGGGGGTGAGCGCCGGGCCGGGAGTCTCTGTTGGCTTGGACTCCGGCCCGTTCTCGCGAGGTCCGAACGCCATCTCAGCAAGCTCAAACGGATAAAAGAATGCCCGCTGTTTCCCGTCCCACAGCCCATAGCGGCGGCCGCTTTTCCCGAGCGGATACTTGCTATCCGCCTTGCGGACGGTGCCGGACTCGCTGATTTCGTAGGCCGGATATCCCGGGATGGTGCGCCATTCCATGTTGTTTCCCTCGGCTGCTCGTCAGGCCGGACGCGCCACCGTCCGACGACCGCCCACGCGGGGCGGTTTCGCATCTCATGCTGTCAACATCTCCGGTCTTTTACTTTCACCCCCAACTGGCGTGCCCCATTTGACGCTCGTCCCTACCTCAAACCCAGAACAAAACGCCTTTGTTTCGCGAACCTTTCCCGGAGGACGCATCAACTTCAGATCTGGATACGCCACAGCCATATGCTGCTCGACCAAATTCATTTTAACTGGCGCCAGCGTCCTTTCTTGATGCACCTGCTCGTGGCGTTGATACCGAAAGAAACGATGCAAGAGAGCAGTCGCAAACCCCATACGCCATTGATTACGCTGCTTCTCCTTCTTGGTTTTCAAACCACGGCAGGCTTTGCCGACACGGTAGAGATAATCAAACGTAAACGACGCTAAAGACACGTCAGGCTCAACACCTGCAAACGTGACGGTCATTTTTGAGCTATATCTATCGGCAGTGAAAAAACCCTTGACCACAAAACCCTGTAATATTCCCTGAAAAAGCGTTTTTACCCACGACGGCACATATGTTGTCGTAAGCCTTTGTTCCTTTTCCAGGCAGTGCATGTCCGTTTCTATCTGTCGTAACTCTACCTCTGATATTTGAAGGCTGTACTCCGAAAGCAACGCTCTCGCCTTCATCGCGGCACTTTCCGCTTCCTCTTGCGTTCCAGCTTTCGCAGCCAAGGCAAACAGCTTTCGGGCTATCCTGATAATTCGTTCTTGTGCGTCGGTCATACCTGTCCTCGTCTGGCTGCTCATCAGGCCGGGACCGCCACGTCCCGACGACCGCCCCGCAGGGCGGTTTCGCATCTATTCCTCCCCGGCCATGATCCGCCGGGCCTTGGTTTGCAGGCACACCACCGACACGCCGCAGGCCGCCGCGTCGTGAATGGCCCTGGAAAGGTCTTCCGCCCGCTTTTTCCAGGCCAGGGCCTGGGCCTCCGCCGCCCGCAGCACCCGCATGGGCACCGGCCGTTCGATCTGGACCGGCGCCTGGGCCTCCGGGATTTCCAACTCCCGGCTGCCGCAATTGCCGCACACAGACGCCTGTCCCTCCAGCCGCACCTCCGGCCCCGTATGCCCGCAGGCCCGGCAGCGGCACAGCTTCTTTTCGGGCGCAACGCTCATGCCGCAGCCTCCTTGATTTCCTCGGCCTTCAGCTCGTAGAAAAACACGTCCTTGGCCACGATCCGCGCCCCCACGGTGGACAGCCGTTCTTCCGGCCACTCCTTGAGCACGTCGCGGTTCACGTCCTCTTTCACCCGGATCGCCGCCCCGAAGGGGTCGCCGGGCTCACCCGTGACCAGGGCCTTGATCCGCTCCAGGATGCCGCCCCAGGTGCCTTTCGGCGCGGGTTTGACCTCCGACGAGCGGCGGAAGCCGATGGTCCCGAAGTTGAGCGCCTGACTACGCAGCTTGGCGAACAGGTCGCCCTTTTTGGCCTCGGCGAAGGTGCCAAGCGCCGCCTCGATGGCCGCCCGTTCCGCCAACTTGGCCGCCAGCCGCTCCTTGGCCAGGGCCTTCATCTTGTCGATGGCCTCGTTGAGCTTGCCTTCCTCGGCCTCCACGGCCCGACTGATCTCCCCCAGCCGGGCCAGGGCCTTGTCCGCCGCGTCCATATCCCCGATCAGGTAGGCCGGGTTCGGTTTCGTGCGCATGTTGCGTCTCCTTATTTTACGGGGGTTGCGGCCGGGGATTCCACGGCCACCGCCCGTTCGATCTCTTCCACGGCGTCCGCCGCCTCGGTCAGCTCCGACTGGCAGACCCTCAAAAACGACCACTCGTTTTCGCCTACCTTGTCCCCCAGGACGCCCAGGCTGTTCCTCACGTTCCGGATTTTGTTCGCCAGCATCGCAGTCCCTCCGTAATTTGCCGTTTTGTCTCCCGGACCTCGCGCCGGATCAGCCGCACCGCGTTGGCCCGCAGTCCTACCCGTGCCCGCAATCGCCGCGCCTCACGCTCCACACACCTGACGGCCCTGGTCATGGGGTGTCTCCTGTTGCGGACAGGTCCGGCAGGCCCGGAAAAGCCGCACGAATGTTGGATTGATGGGGGTGTACGGCCGTTTCTGGTGCTCCCGGCATGTGGCCGCGTCGATGTCGCCCAACACCGGACAGATCACGGCCGTGGCCATGAGGATCTCGCGCACCCGGCGTTCCATGCGCTCCGTGTCGCCGTAGGCGTTGGCCAGAACCCGGCACACCGCCGCAGGCGACACCCCAAGCCGACGGGCCACGGCCCGGCCCGTGGAGGCGTCGCAGGCCACGGCCAGGGCCTCGATCCAGTCCGGCGCGAAGCCGTGGGCCTCGCGGGCCTTGGCCAGGGCGCTCACGACGCCTCCTCGACCAGGGCGCTCACGACGCCTCCTCGACCAGGGCGCTCACGACGCCTCCTCGGCCGGGGCCGACTCGGCCATGACCTCGCCGGTGTTGGCGTCCACCAGCCGCCGGATGCGTTGGATGAGCGGCGCGCGCGCCCCGGTGCGCATGGCCTCAATGGCCACGTACCGTCCGGCCCCGGCCTGCCGCAGGTAACGGCCGCGCGCCAGCCAGGCGCAGTAGTAAATAGCCTCGCCCACGGCCACCGGGGCCTCGGGCAGCGAGGCCGTGACCGCCAGATCCCGGGCCGAGAACTCTTTGAGGATGCCCATGGTTCGCCACATGCGCTGCCGTCCGGACGGCGGCAGGATGCGGCCGTCCTTGGCCACGCGCGGGGCGTCCACGCCCATGTCCCGCACCAGCCGGTACTGCCTGCGTTTCTGACCGCGCGGCCCCATGACCAGCTCGCCGGTCTTCTCGACGATCCCGGCCAGGGCCAGGGCCTGGACATAGTCCGCGACAGCCGGTTCCGTAGCCCCGGCCGCCCGGGACACGTCCACGATGGTGAAGCTGCCGAGCTGGCGCATGGAGGACCACATGAAATCACGCTTCGAGATGGCCATGTCACGACCTCCGGCGCGGGGCCTCGCCGGTATAGAGCGGACGGCCGCCCCAGGCCGCCCGGTCCATCACGTCCACGCCGTCCAGTTGCCCCTGCTCCTGGATGCGCTCCAGGTTCACGCAGATGCGCCGGACGCTGCCCCTGGCCAAGGCCACCAGATCTGCCAGCAGGTCATCCGCCACCCGCACCCGGTCGCAGTACATGTCCCGCAAGGCCCGGGCATCGACCAAGTCCGCCGGTTGCGCCGCCACCCAATCCAGGATGCGGCCGTGGAAGCGTTCCCAGGCCGCCAATTTCCCGGGAAGCTGCTCCTCGCCGATGAGCAGGATGGCCGCGCGGCTGGCCTCGTACAGATCCCGCACCAGTTCCACGGCGGAGCGCTCCACCACATGATCCATCTCGTCGATGATCAGCGGGCGGCCGCTGCGGGCCAGTTGTTCCGCCGCCTGATCCACCATGGCGCTGATGGTCCGCGCGGGCTGGATGGTGCGGCCCCGGCGGATGTCCATGCTGGTAAGGATCGACTCCAGCATGGCCTTCTTGGTCCAGGAGGACCGGGCTTCCACGTAGTAGGCGTCGGTGCGCGTGGCCACGTAAGCCGCCGAGGTCGATTTGCCGTAGCCGGACGGCCCATAGAGCACCACCAGCCCGGGCAGATGCCCCGGCCGCTTGGCCGCCTTGTCCAACGCGCCCAGGCACAGGCCGACGTTTTGCAGGGGGGCCACCCCGCCGGGCAGCGGGGCGGTGTTGACAAGCGTCTCGGATATTGACACGCTTCATACCTCTTGTTTTGGTTTTTCAGAGCGCCCACCGTTGCAGCGGTGGGCGTTCGTCGTTTACTGCGCCCCGGCCGCCTGCCCCGGGACCATCTCCCGCAGCATGGCCTGGGCGGAAAATTCCGATGTCTTGCGGTAGCTCTCCCACCATTTCCGGTCCTTTTGCGTCACGGCCGCGCCCGCCAGGATGGCCGCATCAAGATCACGCCACCGCGCGTACCGCTGGCGGGGCGACTCCGGCAGTTGATGCACCGTGGCCGCCTGCCGCATGTCTTCGGCCAGGGCCGCCCGGGCCGTCTTTTCGGCCTCGGTGACGGGGCGTTGCGCGGGAGCGTCCGTGGCCCGGGCCGCCTGCCCGGCCTCGCGCAGCATGGGGGTTTCGTGGGGGAGCGTGGGCTGCGGCAGCACGGTCAATTTGCCCGCCTTGGCCGCCGCGTCGTGCAGGATCTGCTTGGCGATGTCCTTGGTGCCCTGGCGCTTGCTGGCGGCCCGCAGTTCCGCCGTCTTCTCGGCAACCGCCGCCTTTTGGGCCTTTTTGGCCGCCGCCGCGACTTCCTGGCGGGAGATGCCCATAGTCTCGGGATCGACCGCCCGGCACACGAATCCCATCTCGCCCGAGGCGGCCTCGGCAAACACGTACACGGCCCCCACGTCGGATTCGTCCAGCAGCACCCGCACCCGCTGCCCGATGATTGGCCCCAGGGCGGCATGGATGTGCCAGCGCCCGTCGATTGTGAGGCCCTTTTTGCGCACGGTGCGCCAGGAATCCCCGTCCGCCGGGGGAGAAAGCAACACGTCCAGGGCGCGTTCGTCCGGCCGTGAAACCGGCAGCCGCCAGTCCGCCGCCATCTGCCAGGGTGCCCGGCCGCCAAGGCCTTCGTGGGGGTCGCGGGCGTAAATGTCTTCCGCCCAGCGGTCGCACATGGCCTGGAACGCCTCCGGCGTCATGTTTACGGCAACGGATTCGCCCGATGTTCCAAGGCGTTGCGCGAACGACTTCCGGGCCTCGATGTCCTTGCGCCCGGCCACGTCGTGGCCGATGTACCCGTCCAGGAGTTCGACCAGGTCATGGGAAAAAGTCTTGAAACTGCGCTCGATGTGCGGCTTGGCCTCGGGCGTAAACGGCGGGGCGATGCGTTGCGTGATCCCAAGGCCCACCAGCGCGTCCGTGATGTGCCGGGACACGTAGTCCGAGCCGTTGTCCGTGACCAGTTCCTCGGGCACGCCCCAGGCCAGGACGGCTTTGCGCAGGCAGGCGGCCACGGCCGTGGCCGAGGACGTGCGGGAGATGTGGTAAACCACCCGGCGTGAGTAAACGTCGATGATGGCCACCACGTTGTGCCGCCGTTTGTCGGACAACATCAGGTCGCCCTTGGTGCTGTCTATCTCCCACCGCTGGTTCAGCCGCGCCACGTCCGCCGAGGCCGATCCGGCCGCCGACTGGTAGGTGGAGCGCCATTTGTCTGGATTGGAAATTTTGAGAAATGCCGAGCTATTTGTGCGTTTCCAGGTTTCCACGAACCGTTGCAGGGCGCGCAGGCTGGGCGCTTCCGCCTCGCCGAACCGGGCGACGAGCCCGCGCCGGATGTGCTTGGACGAGGCATGGGGATGGTCCGTGAGCATGGCGGTGATGAACTCGACCACCTCCGGCCGCGCCGCCAGCCCCGAGCCGCGCCGGTGCCCGTAGTTGCCCGCCAGCCGGGCCAGCCCGCCGCTGGTGAGCGCCGCTTCCCAATTGCGAAGCGTCCCCGGGGAGACGCGGGGCACGTCCTCGCGCACCTCCAGGTCCACGCTGATCTGCCCCCGGCTGTACTGCGCCGCGAACACCGCCCGGGCCGTGGACGGGGCCAGCCCAGAGGAGGCCAGGAACTGCTGATAGGCCGCCAGGATGGCCGCCTTGGCCGACGCCCGGCCCTTGGCCGTGTCGTTTAGGCACACGTACCGGGCCAGACCGGACTGCCTCGCCGCCGTGGCCGCCCGCGAGGCCATGTTCTCGTCCAGAGAAAGCCGCAGGGCCTCCAGCCGCCCGGCCGTGGCCGCCTCCGACGCGGCCACCCTGCCCAGCGCCACCCGCACGTCCGAGGGCAGGCTGTCCAGGCGGTACAGGCGGCGACGTCCGCCCCGGCAGGTCACTTCTTCAAACGGCCAGGACTCGGTTTCCGCCCGCTTTTGCGCTGCCCGCTCTGTCACATGGAGCGCCTGCGCGATTTCCTTTGCGGTGACCCTGTTCATCACGCCGCCGCCTTTTTCTGTCCCATTCCGAAGTATTCGGCGGGGCACCCGAGCTGCCGCAGATGGTTGCGCACAATCTCGGCCCGCTTCCGTCCGGCCAGACAGTGAGAGACGAGGCTTTGGTCAACGCCGACGGCACGGGCCACGTCATTCACCTTGATGCCGTGCCGCACCAGCCATGCCTTGATTTCACGCCCCTGTACGGCCGCCATTGATCCTCTCCAGAAGCTCGCGTTTTTTGCGCCCACGCCGCCGTTCTTCGACCGCCAAACGTCCGTACTCGTAGACCGCCGCGCCCTCGGGCGTGAGCCCCAGCCACCCGGCGGGCAGCGCCGCCTGGAGGATGCCCGCGTCGCCCAGGATGAGCCCCAGGGCCGCCAGATAATCCAAAGGGATACGCCTCTCGGCCCCCTTGGACTCGGCCGTCCAGTTATTGATGTGATGGATGCTGATGGAGTCGCCTGTCAGGCGGGATAATTCGCTGGCGACGTATTCCCGGGTGAGGCCCGAGCGATCCAGGGCGGCCCGAAACGCCTCCTGGACGGCGTCCCTGCGGCGCAGGCTCCCGGCCGGAAGCCCGGCCGTGGGCAGGCTGGTCAACGGCAGGGTGAGTTGCACCAGGCCCGCGTCCAGATTTCGCACACATTTTGCCATTGCCCGCCCCTGAAATTCGGTCTAAAAACCGTGTGAGATGGTCATATCTATGACCCGTCACAAAGACTTTTGGACAAACTTTCGTGAGTTGTCAACACGAAAGTTTGTTTCGGGCTTTCAAAAGTTGGCAAGCTGCGGCGGGCATTTAATAAAATCTATTATACCGGCATGTTAGAGAAAAAGATGAACGATAAAACCCCTTCGGACTTGCCTTCGGGCTTGCAGGCGGAAAGCCCGAACCAAGAAAAGTTTGCCTCCCGTCTGCGGTCAAAGCGGGAAGAGTTGGGCTTGACCCAACAAGATTTGGCAACAAAGATAGGGGTTAGCCTGACGTCCATTCAGAATTATGAGGCCGGACGCATCCCGCGCGGAGAGCACCTCATTGCCCTTTCCAGAGAGTTATCATGCTCAATTGATTGGATTTTAACAGGAAATACGTCGCTCTCAACGCCAAAAGGCAGCCAGGAGGCCGACCAAGCGCCAGCAGAAGACGTACAGAGAAGTGGCTACACCCTGATTCCAAAGGTAAAAGCAAGGCTGAACGCTGGAACCGGAAGCCTGGAGACGAGCGCGGAAACCATAGGCCATTATGCGTTCAAGACACAATTCCTCAAACGGAAAGGAAACTTTACGAGAATGGTCCTAATGGACATCCACGGCGACAGCATGGAACCCGTACTCGAAGATCAAGACACCGTGTTGATCGACGAAAGCCAAAACGAAATACTATCCGGCTGCATGTTCGCTGTCGGAGTCGATGACGCGGTATTTGTCAAATACGTGGATCGTGAGCCGGGAATGTTGATTCTGCGAAGCCGTAACGAGCGGTACAAGGCTATTGAGGTTCCCATGGTTGGTGACCTGGCGGAAACCGTCAGGATCATTGGCCGCGTGGTTTGGTCCTGCCGGGAGTACGGCGGTTAACCGTCAACACATGGCCCTGGCCGAAATCAAAGCCCGCGCCGCCCCGATAGAAGAAACACCTGTAGAAGATACCCGGAAATGCGCGTAGGCCGTAAGGTGATCCCCGTCCGCCGCCATTATTTAGGCCCAGCGTAACCGGGTAAGCTATACTTTCACGGTAGGAATTAAATAAAGGGGCGATAATCTTTATTCCAAAACACTGATTCTAAATTATGTCAACGTGATATATACATCTCATGTATACTCCTCATATGACCAAAGATAAAGAGGTCCGCAATGACCGCAATCTCGACTCTTGAACAGCTTATTGGATCGGCAGCCGCAGTGCTTAATGGTGAAATACAAATTCAAGAGATATCTCTCTCGGAAAACTTTATTTGCACCATACAAATCAAAGGAGAAGAATACGAGGGGTATGTTGATTATGGAATTGCAAGTTTTATTGTTGAATTGCAAAGAAGTATCCATAAAGCAATTCGCACTTCTAAGTCAGATTTATCTTTACAAGAAAGACGGGACTTGATACACAGAATTAAAGTTAAGGCGCAAATAAGAAAAAACTGTTCAATTGTTGATCTTATTCTCGACAAAACTTTTGACGCAGCATTTTCAGTTATGACCAACAATCAAATATTTATAATAATTTTAGCCGCGATGGGTGTTTATTTTGGAAATAAAGTTATACAAACAATCGCGGAAGTGAAAAGTAAGGCAAAAGATGAAGAAACAAAACAAAAGCTCATGGAGTATGCTGTAGATGCATTAGAGCAAGCAAAAATAATCAATACACCGATGGCAAAACTAGCGGGCCGCCTTTCAAAAGACGATACAATTAAATTTGAAAATGTTGATAGGCCATTAACGAAGCAAGAAGCGAAGGAATTGTATTCCGAAGTTGAAGAACCAGTATCTGAAACTATCTATGTTGATGATGAGTATGAGATTACCGGGGCTTCTTTAGAGAAAAGATATGCCTTGCTAAAAAAAGGCTCTGTAACTATCCTTGCTTCCACGCAATTACTAAATCCTGACAGCAGAAAATATCTGTTCGAGACTTTCAAGGAAGCTGCGATTCAAGAGAAAACATTTCAGATGTCTCTCCAGGTCACCATGAGCATTGAAGGTTTCAACAAAAGTTACTACGTAACCGCAATAGGCGAGAAGCGGGAAGGCTCCGTCACCCTTGCGGAAATCGCGCTTCGATTTAAGGATACCATGTTCGATGACGCCCCTCGGCAAGCATCCCTCCTCGACCATACTTAAGATCAAAACTAAGCGTCGCGCTCGGGGATTTGATCAAAACTAAATGTCGTTTCGGTTTCAACGCCAGTCAGGGCTTGGCAACAGGCCTAGACCCCTCAAAACCCGCACCATCATTGGCCCCACGTCCCATCATATCCCGCATCATCCCGCTGTGTCCCAGGTCTCCCTGAGTTCAAGACTATGTGGCGTGGCACACCATTTTTCAGGCTGCGGAGAATTCCTGTGTTCCGGATCATCCCCGCGAGCGCGGGGAACACCCCGTAACCATCATCGAACAGAAGGTTCATCTCGGAGCATCCCCGCGAGCGCGGGGAACACGCCACGGGCGCTGGCAGCCAGGTCGCGGCGGTCGAGGATTGGGAGTGGTACGGGGCCAACCCCGGCGAGATCGTCGCCGACGGGGCCGGAGGCCTGAAGCTCGCCGCAGGCGCGGGGTTTGGGATCGCCAGCGTGGCCTATCGCACGCGCTATGATTTGTGGCTGTACACGCCGGAAAATCTTGGGGACCAGTTTTCCTCCCTCGTCCTGGCCGAGGAGATCACGTCATGAGGATCGTGGTGATGCGCGGCGCCGGGGAAAACCCGGCTCCCGACGAGCAGGTGCATGAACTGGCCACGGGCGAGGCGGCCGGAACGCAGCTCGGGCGCAACTACCTCGACGCCCGGGGCTCCGCAAAAAGAGTCTACGAGATCGAGGCCGCCCATGCGGGAGCACTGGCCCTGCCCGGGGACGTGGCCGAGGTGGAGGATGCGGACATCGGCGAACGGTTCCGTGGGCTGGTCACGGGCACGAGCCTGGAGATCGCCGTGGGCGATGACGGCGCGGTGGCCCTGACCCAGAAATACGCCGTGGAACGGAGTCTGGCATGAGCAATCCGTTGGCCGACCTGCGCAGCCTGACGACAAGCAAGGCCCGACGCCGGGTGGGAATCGTGCAGCGGGTGCTGGCCGGGTCGATTGAAGTGCTGGCCGGGGGCGTGGTGCGCACCGTGCGCGGCTCCGGGGTCACGGTCGACGATGCGGTGTTGATCGAGGGGGACCGCCTGGTGTCGCGGGTGGCCCGCGAGGCGGAGACAATCATCAAGGTACGCTAGGGAGGATGACATGGGAGCAGCCACAACGGACGGGAAGAACATGATGCTGGATGGCCTGGGGACCACGCTGTACGCGGCCCTGCACGACGGCGATCCGGGCGCGGACGGCTCGGAAAACGAGCTGTCCGGAGGCACGCCGCCGTATGCCCGGCAGCCGATCGTCCTGGGCGCGGCCGCCGGTGGGCAGCGTGCCGCCTCCACCCAGCCGGAATTCGACGTGCCCCCGGGCGCGACCGTGACCCACTCCAGCCTGTGGACGGCCGCGACCGGCGGCGTGTGTCTGGCCACGGATGACGTGACCGCCGAGGCCTATGCGGGCCAGGGCACGTACACCCTGGAAACCTTTGTCGTGGCGGTCCCGGCGTAAGCCATGCCGGGCCCGTGGTCCGACACCCCGAGCGCATGGGTCGATGTCCCGTGCGCCTGGATCGGCGCGAAAGCCGCATCCGGTGACGCCGCTGTCGCGGTGTCCGTGCTGGTGTCGGCCTCCGGGCGCAAGGGTTGCCGTGCCGATGCCACTGTGGCCGTGCCGGTCGAGGCGGCCGCCTCCGGGCGAAAGTCCGCTGTCGGCGCGGTCACCGTCCTGGCCATGGTCGAGGTGTCGGCTTCCGGACGCAAGGCCGCGCGCGGGGATGTCCTGGTCGATGTGCCCGTGGTCTGCATGGCCACCGGCACGGGCGGCGGCGGTCAGACCGGGTCCGGCGAGGTCGGGATCCTGGTCCCGGTTCTGGTGTCGGCCTCGGGCCGCAAGGGTGCTCGCGGGGATGTCATCGTCCTGGCCAAGGTCACGGCCACGGCGACGGGAAAAAATGACGGCAGCCGGGCCGAGTGGGTGCGGCTGCCGTCGCCGGTGACTCTGGTCCGGACGCTGGCGGGGCGGGCCGCCTCGTCCGTGGTCCTGGACTCGCCGGTGTCCATGCACAAATCCCTGCGCTCCACGGTGGACGTGCAGGACGGGAGCCGCTGATGGACAAGATCTATGCGGGCGACGACGGCGCCGTGATCGAGCTGGAGACCGGAACGGATCTGACGGATGCGACCGGGTGCGAAATCCTGGTGCGTCGGCCGGACGGTTCGGAGGACGCATGGGGTGCGGTGAAATCCGGGACGAAAATCATGCGCAAGACCACGGCTGCGGACCTGGCCGCGCCCGGCATCTACAAACTGCAGGCGCGTTTTGTCCTGCCCGGCTGGTCCGGGCGGGGCGCTACGGCGGAATTGCGCGTCTACGATACGTTTGAGTAGGAGGCGAACCATGCTTTTGAGCGACCGGGTTACCTATCGCGAGTACGACATCACGCTGATCGAGCCGATCCTGGGTTCACAACCGTCGTCACAGGCCGTGTATCGGGAGATGGTTGCGGCCAGGGTCCCCGAACCCGACGAGGAGGGCCGGGACGAGGAGGCCATGCTGCCCCCGGAGGAAACCAAGACCACGGTGTTTCTGCGGGATGCGGCGGGGCACGCCTGCCTCATGGACTACCAGATCATGGGATTTTTGAAGGAGGCCGGGAACACCCTGAAAGAACTGTTCGAGGCGGCCACGCCCGGGGGGAAGCCGAAAAAACGGCCGGGCATCACGGCCCTGCGCAGCAAGCTCCAGAATTTCGTGTCCGTGTATCCCCGGATCATCTCCCTGGGGAAGGCCCCGGACGGCTACTACGAGCGGCCGCTCCAGGCCATGACCATGAAGGGGCCCCGGGTGTGCATGGCCCGGTCGGAGATCATTGATCCGGGGATTACGTTCCGGATCAAGATCGGACTTTTGCCGCATCCGGAAGTGACGTGGGCGCTTTTGGAGCAGCTCCTGGAGTATGGGCAGTTCAAGGGGCTGGGACAGTTCCGAAACGGCGGATACGGCCGGTTCGGCTTCCGTCGGATCGCAGAGGCGGCATAGCCTGGCGGTGGCGAGGCAAAAGCGATGTGCTGTTTCGCGCGACGTAGCGACGCAAAGGCAGTGCGCATCCCCGTGTGGCGCAGCAAAGCAAAGGCAGTGCCTTGTAACGCATGGCCAGGGCGCGGTGTAGCGGCGTCAGGCATAGCGAAGCGGCGGCGAGGCAAAGGGGACGGTTGATGGAGGAGCACGACTATTTCGATTGTCGCGGACTGAACGCAAGAATCAGCGTCGATGCCTGCCGGGAGAACCGGAGGCGGCCCATTTCGTCCGCGTTCTCGCGGGCGGCGGTGCGGCCGCCGCAGTGCATCCGATGCAAGCAGTGGCCGGAGGTTGATCCGCCGGAGGAGCGGCCGGAGCCGCTGTCGGATCAACCCGTCCCGGTTACCGAGAGCGCCGCCCCTGGGGCGGAATTTGCGGAGGAAAACATCTTTCATATCCCGCTGGATGACGAGGCGCCAGGGGCTCCGCCGCTACCCCCGGCGAGGCCGATCCGGCGGGATGTGATGGTTGATGCGGGCTGCCCGTGCATGTCATGTCGCCTGTTCAGGCCCATGGCCACATTCGTGGACGGCGTCCAGGGCGTTCGGCTGTGCTGGTCCAGCGACCCAAGGTGGGATTTTACCTGCAGGAGGGGATGAGGTGGAGAGCCGGTTGTTCGATCCGCTTAAGGCCCTGGAGTGCGAGGGCTGCCGCCTGCACCTGGAAGAAGGCCGGGTGATCCTGGAGTACGGCGCCTGCTCGACGTCCAAGGCCCGTGCCCAGGTGGGCCGGATCCTTACGGCCTACGAGCCGCTGTTGCGGATTCAGTTCGACGTGCCGCCGGGCGACCGGCCGCGCACGGTGCAGCAGCTTTTGGCGGTCGGGCGGATTGAGGTGAGGGAGGGGATGTATCGGCGGCGGGGGTGAGGGTGGGGATCCAGGTTGTTTCGGGAATCATGATGCTCCTCGGCGGAGGCGTTGACAGTCTCCGGTCGCGGAGGTATCGGGAAACATCACATGCTTGGAGCCAAGCGGAATCCTCTAGGAATCCAAACCTCGGGCTCCGGGCCGCCGTGTCCCCGTGGCGCACCACAAAGAACGGGGAACTTGCTAACCACCCGGGAGGCGGTACCCGATTTTCAGGGGCCTGCCTCCCGTCTTTTTTCCCGCCGCCGGGACCACCAGCCGCCGACTGTCGCCGAGCAGGTAGCTGCGCAGGGCCAGCACCATCCCGTGCAGCAGGTTTTTCTGCCGCACCTCCTGCCGCGTGGCGGGCACGTAGACCCGCCGGTCCAGCCGCTCCTTCACCAAGGACAGGGTCAACGGCGTCAGCCGGTCGCCGCCGCCTCGCTCCACCACGGCCTCGTGCACGGCGTCCTCGATGAGGTGCCGGTAGGGCTCCATGAGATCGTAGGCCAGGGACGGATAGTCCGTGGGTTCGTGCAGGAAGCCGTGGTTCGGGGACAGCTTGTGGAAGAGGATCCAGCGCAGCAGGATGCCGTAAAAGAAAAATGACCCGGCATCGAGGGCCTCGTTGACGGGGTGTTTTTCCTCGCGCCGGGACACGGCGGGAAAGCCGATGTCCTCGTACCACCGCCGCCAGTATTTCTTGCTGGCCGTGGCCTCGATGTTCCGGATGGCGGCGATGTCCCTGGCGGCCGCGAGCTTGCGGTCGAGACCCGTGCCGGATTCGCACAGCGGACTGAAGCGCCTGATCCGTTCCCGGACCAGGGTCCGGGCCACGAAGCAACGCCGGATCTGGTTCTCCCTGGCCAGGATCTGGGCGGTGAGGATGTCGGCCTCGTCGTTGCCGCGTTCCGGGAAAAAGACGTAGGGCCGATCCACGTTGCGGCGGTGGATCATGACCGGGATCTTGTAGGTGTTGAGCTTGTCGAGGAATTCCAGGGAGAGATCGCCGCTGGCCCCGTAGAACATGAGGAAGTCGAGTTCCTTGAGGTGGCAGGTGACCTCGCCGCCGTTGTAGGTGAAGCGGTAGCGGTCGCCCTTGCCCTTGGGGAGGCGCTCCACGCCCTGGAAGTAGGGAAGCCAGAGGCTGACCTTGGCCCGGCGGCGGCTGGGACGCCATGTCCAAACCGAATCGGGATGGTGAAATTCATTGATTTCCATATCCCGATGCCCCCCTTGACGCGAGATTATTTCTCGTATCTAATATGGGTTAGCTGGTCAACGGCCAGCTTTGTGGTGATGTGAGAGGTCGGGCAGGCCTTGCGCGGGCCAGCTTTGTGGTGATGTGAGAGGTCTGATCGAAGACACCAAGCCAGCTTTGTGGTGATGTGAGAGGTACTGTAGTTGCGGATAGGCCAGCTTTGTGGTGATGTGAGAGGCCT